TCCAGAGCGACGACAGCCGAGGCGTCGAGGACCGGGTGGTGGCCCCATTCGACGATTCGCGAGAGCGTCTTGGGGAAGAGCGCCCACGGGGCGTCAAGGATGGCCTCGAGATTGGCCCGGCGCATGGTCTTCGGCATCTCACTGCCCTCCGTTGGGGTGTGGCGCGGTGAGCGCCGCTAGTTGCCAGGTGGGCTCTTTCCAGGTCGAGCGAGGCGTCCACGACCGGGGCATCTCGCCATTGAGGTGAGCGATCGGATCGAAGAGGCTCGGGAACGCGGCGACGAGCGGGTGGTCCGCCGCGAAGACATCGTCACGCGCGACCTGAGAGCCCGTCCAGTCGCCGCTGGCCGGCCAGAAGTCCCGCTTGGCGGCGAAGGCCATCGTTCCGGGGGCTTGGAGCTGGACCGGCACGAGGCCCGAGTGCCGGCCGGAGAGGCGGCGCAGGTCGCCCGACGTGACCGCGTCCACGACCGCGTCGTGCTCCCAGCCGCCGTCGCCGAGCGTCCGCATCGCCTGCGTCTGGATGGAGAGGACCTCGGCGGCATCCTTCACGTCCTCGGCGAGGAACGGGATGTTCCGCTCGTCGTACCAGAGCCGGCTGCCGGGCACCGGCGGGACGATCATCTCGAGTGAGCCGGCGAAGCTCCCCCAGCTCGGGCGCAGCATCTTGTCGGCCTGCAATCGCCGGGTCGCGTTGAAGTTGCCGGCGTTGAGCGCCGAGCCCTGCATCCCCTCGGAGAGCCCGACGATCGTCGGGTGGACGTTCATCGCCGCGGCGATCCGTGTCTCGCCGGAACCCTGGACGACCTTGAAGTCGAGCTGCTGGAGATCCTTGCCGACGACCTGCGCTTCGGCTCCACCGAGGAGGTACATCGTCCGGTAGGCGTTGTACGCCCCGCGGTGCTCCTGCTCGAAGACGTCGATGGTCTCCTGCGCCTTCGCCTTCGTGAGCGTCGGCGGGAACTTGACGACCATGTTGGGCGTGTTGTGCGTGACGATGTAATCGTCGGTGACGTACAGATGCTCCAGGCCATCGAGATAGATGCACTGGGCGAACTTCCGGCCGGCCGGCTCGATCACCGCGATGTACCGATGTCGCGGCGAACGGCTGGACGGGACCCGATAGGCAGCGACCTTCCGCTCGAGGCGACACGGCATGAGCCAAGCGGGCAGGCGATTGATCGTCGTGGTCCATTGCGGGCGCCGGTTCGGCTCGCCCGGACGATCCTTCACCGGCTTCACCGATGCCCGAGCGCCGAGGCTCCGCGCCAGCTCGGCCACCTGACGGGCCAGGATCTCGCTCGTGTTCGTGAACCGGACCACGGAACCCGCGACGTGGCCGTCCGTATCGATCAGCCCCTGCAGGAGCGCCTCGCGGTCGAAGACCGACGCCCGCAGATACGGCTCGGGGACCGCCTTTTCGTAACCGATTACGTTCCACAGCCCGAGCGATTTGGCGAGCGCGATCATCGGGTGGACATAGGTCCCTGCGCGCTGACCGCGCGGAAGACCAGCCCCGGACCGGCCGCGCCACGCATCGCCGCGCGCGCCGCCGCGGAGGTGGTAGCTGTAGTCCTTCTGATGGATGACCTCGACGCCGGCTGGGACGAGCGCTCGCACCGACTCGATGATCTCGGGATCGGCGGTCGAGAAAGTCACGGCGCCATTGCGGAAGCTGCCGTCGCCGAGCATGACGCCGAGGAGATAGGGGTTCATCGCGAGCGGGCCAGGATCGTCGAAGGCGATCGGCTCCGGCAACGGGACCGACCATCGGCGCCCACCGCTCCGAGAGGCCGGGCCATCCGTCATGATCGCCGAAAGCGGCAGTGTCCGGGTCACGCCGCGCTCGCGATCATAGGCCGAGGCGACTTCCCACAGGTGATCGGCCGTGGACTCGGTCACCGCGCCGTCGGAGAACGTCACCCGGTAGATGTCACGCTCACCCTGCGGGTAGACGCCGAGCACTTCGTGGGGCTCTCCGTCGCGGCCGATGACCCGGTCGCCGACCTCGACCGACCCCATCGTTGTCCAGCCCTCGGGTGTGAGGACGCGCGCATCGAGGGGCTGGGGGGCCGCGAGCTCCATGAACTTGCCCTTGTGCGTCGTCATCGCAGAATCGCCCCGGATCTCGCGCAGGACCGCCGTCGGCAGGGGCATCCCCCGGTAACGCATGAGGGGGTCGCGGATCGGCGCCCAGTGGGCCACCTCCTCCCGTGCGAACGACCACGTCTCACCCGCGCCATACGGACCGTTCGGGGAGTACGAGAAGCCCCCCACCTCGGCGTCGGGATCCCACGCCGGGTAGGCGATGCCACGGTTCGGCGAGCCCACGAGGATGACCGTCCAGTCCGGGCGCAGGCGCTTGATCCGGCCCGGCCGCCGGACCCCGAACCAGTCGCCCGCGAGGTCGGCGTCGAGCATCGCGACCGAGAGCAGATCGGCCGTCGTCTCGCCCGGCTCCGGCCGCTCGATGATGCGGAGCTCGGGCGTCCCGAAGAGGTCGCCGGGCACCCCACCGCGGAGCTGCTGGAACTGGAACCGCGCCTGGCTGAAGAGGAGGAAGCGGGTCATGAGGCAGGCGAAGACGACGCCGTTCGCCTGGTAGGCGGTCCGCACAAGGCCCCCGAAATCGCCCTCGACCTTCTCCTCGTTCGCCGGCCATGTCTGGTTGAGGAGCGGGGCGCCCGCAGCCATGAGCCAGCCGTAGAGATCCTCGACCGTATACGAGCCCGTCGCTCGGAGCTGGGGCGGCGAGAGGAGCGAGCGGATGAGGCTCATGGCCGCTTCCAGTCGATGGTCGAGCCCAGGAGGACGAGGCCGGCGGTAAAGAGGCCGATCCGCCAGTCGAAGGCGCCGACGGCCACCACGATCGCAGCGAATCCGACGAGCCAGAGGAAACGCTCGACGAGGAGGATCCGGCCGGGCGTCATCGCGCCCTTCCGTAGAGAACCGCAGGCTCGGCCTCTTCGGCCTCGATGTGGACGATCAGACGCCCGATCGCCATCGTCAGGCCGGTGATGCCGTCGATGCGCTCCGTGCTGTGGGCCTTGCTGGGCTTCTGGTTACCCGCCGCATCCGTCTCGACCTCGACATTGCCCGCCATCCAGCGCAGGATCGGGTGCCCGCCATGGCGGAGCTTGTGATCGAGGATGGCCTTCTCCAGCTCCCGCCAGCCGGCGCTGAGGCCGGCGTGGTTCTGGCTGATCGCGACGAGGTTCGCGCCGTCGGCCTGGAGGTCGGTGACGAGCTGCGAGGCGTTCCAGCGGTCATACCCGATCTCACCGACGTCGACGCGCTCGGCGATCGCCTTCGCATCCTCGCGGACGAAGTCGTAGTCAGTCGTATCGCCAGTCGTCGCGACGAGCCAGCCGTCGCGGACCCAGTCGGCATAGGGCACGCCATCGACGCGCGAGCGCTGCTCGATGCCCTTCTTCGGACAGTAGAAGCGGCACTCGACATTGAGGAAGCCGTCGGCGTCGCGGTGGATGATGATGAGCGCAGTAAGGTCGAGGACGGAAGCGAGGTCGAGGCCCGCATAGACCGTCGCCCCGTCGGGAATGACCGGCTCCGCGGCATTGTCCGGATGATCCCACTCGGCCATGTCGATCGCCCGGGTAGAGACCTGCGTCGGGACGTTCATGTGTTGCTGCAGATAGACGGTTAGCGCGGCCGGCGATCGCTGCGCCTTGGCGGCCCGCTCGCGCAGGAAGTCGAGCTGGACACTCACGCCGAGGTTCGGATTGGCCTTCGGCCAGACGGCCTCGTCGAATGGATCGTCGCCTTCGTCGAGGGTGTAGATGATCGCGAAGGTGGAATCGTCGGTCGCGCGGCCCTCGAGGATCGCCACGGCGTCGGCGCGTTCGTCTGCCCACACGGACACGCGCCTCCTCCCAGCCACGGTGAGCTTCCAGATCATCGGCTGGCTCCGCACGGACGCCGATTTCTCGATATTGTCGAGCAGGTCTCGGGCGTCGTGGTAGGCGAGTTCGTCGATGATCGCGCCGCTGGCGTTGATGCCCTGGTCGGAGTCGGAGTCCCGGCCGAGTGGCTTGAAGAAGCTGGCCGAACTCGTCTGCGACAGGCTGCCCGCGTTGATCTGGATGGCCCTCTGGAGGCTCGGGCTCTTGCGCACCATCTCCACGGCGGCGTTCCACGGGATCTTGGCCTGCTCACGCTTCGTCGCCGCGGCGTAGACCTCGGCCCCGGGCTCGCCATCGAAGAACGCGAGCCGGAGCCCGGCCCCGCCAGCCATCGTCGACTTGCCCTGCTTGCTCGCGCACTCGACGTAGACGTAGCGGAACCGCCGCGTGCCGTTCTCACGCTTCCAGCCGAACACCGAGCCCACGATGAACTTCTGCCAGGGCTCCAAGACGATCAGGTCGTCGCGGCCCTTGTAGTGGTGCAGCAGGTGATAGAAGTCGATGTCCTTCTCCGCTTGCTTCACGTCGAACCGCAGGCCGCGCTCGTGACCCGTGGCGAGATCGGACAAGTGACGCTCGCACGCCTTCCGGACGAGGAGCCCCGCGACGATCCGACCGCTCACGACATCGAGCGCGTACTGCGTGACCGGGTCCGCGGGCGGCGGCGGCACCATCCTGTGGCGGGCGCGTGGAGCGAGCGTCGAGATGGTCATCGGGCAGCCCATTCGGCCAGCGGGTCGATCTCAACGGCCGCCAGCGCGGAGACCTTCGTCCGCGACGACGGGGTCATCCCGAAGCGGTCGAGCATGCCCACGACCCGCTTCCACGCATCGGACCGGATCGCCATCGCGGGATGCGGGCGGATCATGAGCGACCCGTTCTCGGTCGTCGTCGTGTAGTACCGCCGGCCCGGCTCGTGGCCGGGCCGGACGAGATGGCGCTCGCCAGTGGCCTTGTCCTCCACGAACTCGGGCGGCGCCGTGCACCGCTTCTTCGATGCGACCGGCAGCCCGCAGAGGCCGCACGCGATGCCCGTGATGAGATCGCCGGCCTCGAGGTAGTCGCCGTAGGCATCGACGAGAACAGCCAGAGCCGCCTGATCCATGACGGTCAGGAGACGTTGCGCAGTCAGGAGCTCGACGAGCGTCGCCCAGGCGCGACGACGACGCGCTCCGTGCAACCACGGGGGCGGACGCGTTCCGGGGACGAGTGCCGACGGCTGCGGCTCGGCGGGGTTCGCACGGTCGCGACGGTCCGTGCCCTGGAGCATCTTGAGCGCAGTCGGCTTCGGCAGGTTGCTCATCCGAGGCCGCCGACTTCGGGATTCACCAACTGGCGGTGCGCGTAAAGGGTTGCGCGGGTGTCCTGGGATCGACCCACGATCCCGTCGAAGCCCCTCCCCCCTACCATGTCCCGCCGCACCCCGAGCCGATCGTGGCAGCGGTGCTCCGGGCAGCGGCAGAGCCAGCGCTTGTTGGCCGGCTCCTCCCCACCGCCGAGGCTGTGCGGGATGCGGTGGTCGCGCTGGAGGTTCCGCGTGCAGCCACAAGCCTCGCAGTACGCCCCGGGGCGATGCACCGCCCGGTCGATGCGATGGGCTCGGCCGTACCCGCGCTCGGCTTCGGTCAGCCGGTGCCGGGCGCAGCGGCCCCGCCCCCCAGGTACCGCCATGTACGGGCACCGGGACACGGAGCAGGCGCTAGGCGGTGACGTCGGCATCAGCCCTCCATGCGGAAGCAGCGCTCGCAGCGCTCGAAGGGGCCGGACTCCTCCTCGAGCGCGTCCACATCGGCCTCCGTCAGGTTGCGCTGGACGACCGTGGCGTCATCGAGGTTGTCCTCCTCGAACGCGGGGTAGCGGTGCAGCCGGTTGCCCTGGACCAACGCATAGAGCGGTTCGTCAGCCATGGCCTCAGTCCGTGCCAGCGCTGCGGGCCGACGTCACGTCGTCGTGGATGCCGAGGGCCAGACGCGCGATTCCGTACCACGCAAGGAAGGCGAGGAAGGCGCCATCGGGCGTCGGTTCGCCGAGTGAGGCGAAGGCGAGCACGACGAGCACGAGGCTGAGGACGAACGCCAGCCGCGCCTCCCAGCTCCGCGCACCGATGATCGGCACGACCTTCTTGAGGATCTCCACGACGCCGGTGATGAGCCCGGCCGCGATGACGGCTCCACCCGTCGTGAGGACGATGGCGAGCGTCAGGCCCATGACGTTTCTCCCTTCCTTGCTATCCGAGCGCAGCCTTGGCAGCCGCGATCCTGTTCAACAGCGGCTTCTCCGCCGCTTGAATAGCCGCGGCGCAGTCCGCGGTCGGCGCCGGCCGCGTCGCGCTCGGGTGGACGAGCGCCACACGACGAATCCCGCCGGTGGTCACATAGATCGCCCGCTTGCCGCCCACCCGGTAAGGGCTAAGGCGATTCGTGAGGGCCGCGGAGAGCGTGGTCAGCGCGGTCACGCCGTCCAGCTCGAAGACCTGCGCGCCGGCAGTGGTATCCATGAGGACCGGAGTTTCGTCGGTGATGGCGGCGGGGGTCATGAGTCCCTCCAACGTGGGAGCGACGAGCTGCGCCACTCCGGCTTTCGCGACGAAGCGCAGCAGCTCCGCCTTCGGCATGGGCTCGCCGTTGTACGCGCCCTCCGGCGCCAGCGGGTCGCACCACCACACGGCGTCGGTGGCGTCGAAGCGGTAGACGAAGACGGCGTGGTCGACGACGCTGCCCGGCGACCAGCGGCGCCAGTGCGAGCCGGATGGCCAGGCTCCGGTATTGCCGATGACGACGGCCGCGGTACCCGGCGCCAGCGTGGCCCACAGGGCGCCCGGGGGCACGGGATCGGGCAGCGTCCAGCGGTAGCGGACCTGCACGCCGGCTTCGAGGTTCCAGAAGTTGCTGAAACCGAGGTCGCCCGACGCCAGGCGCAGCGCGTCACCCTCGGCGTGCGTGGCGGGGATGGTCGGGTCGAACACGAGGCGCAGCCACATGACCGCGCTCATCCAGAGACAGTCCTCCCACTTGCCGCTCTGGCGCTCGGAGACATGCTTGTGGCCGGGCGGGGCGTTCATCTCACACCCTCCTCGGGCTCACAAAGCCCCTCGCGACAGAATCCGCAGACCATGACGACAGCCTCGCGGCAGCCACACGCATGGCCGCAGAAGGCGGCCGGCTCGGGCAGCGCTCGGGGGAAGGTCGGCGGGACGATGACGAGATCCGGGTCCTCGCCACGCTTCCGAGCGCGGCTGCGTGCGTGGGAGAGCTGCTCTCGTTCGCGGTACTCGGGATGTGCGGCCACCCAGGCTGATTTGTACCCGTTCCGCCACTCGGGCTCGTGGTAGCGCCCGCCACGAGAGCCCGGGCCGGTCGGACGCGAGCGCCCCGAGCGCTTCATCATCCCCAAGGCGGGCGGGGCGTTCATCGTTCGTCCCACTGGTTCGCGACGGCATGCTCGACCGCCTCCGCGAGCGATCCGCGCCACGGACACGCCTCGCAGCGGTAGAGGAAGTTCGGGACCAGGGCGACGC